AGTAATAACACTAGCAGTATAACTATGCACATCAAATCCATCTTCAATCTCCTTCATTGCAGTTTTATCTTGTGATAGGAAAGCAGAAACTCTAAACTCTAACTGTGCAAAGTCAGCTTCAAGTATCTGTCCACCTTCCCATCTAGACACAAACACCTTCTTCACAGGAAACGTACCACCTCTAGGCATGTTCTGCATGTTAGGGTCTGCACCACTAAACCTACCTGTTGAAGTTCTGTGTTGTAGTAATCTTACATGTAGCTTGCCATCAGGTTTAGTGTGTGTAGTAATGCCTTCAACGAAAGATGACAAGTAAGTATCTAATGCTGATAGTCTTTGTAAGTCAGTAAGGAATGTTAAGGCTTCTTGTAAGTCATTCTTCCTAGCAATGTCTTGTAATATAGCTAAATTAGTTTTATTAACTGTAAATCCATTAGCACTTACCCATTTAGCAGTAGGTGCAGTAAACTTTAATCCTGCTATAGATTGACTAGGCATAAATAAGTAGCCAACAGAATCACAGTTATCACATTTTGTAGGTCTAGCATAAGGTGTTCCATCTTTCTTAACCTTTCTGTAATGCCCTGTGCCTTGACAGTCTGTACATTGCTTTGCTTCTGTCTTGTACACAATATCTGATTTATCTTTAACATTCTTTTTGTATTCTTTTACATCCATATATGGTGAGAATGTATTTGCCCATTCAAGTTTGTCTTTAGGTCTCCTACTATATATAACCCAAGACATCTGTTCAGGACTGTTTAAGTTTATGCGAGTATCTCCCATTAATTGTTTTACTTGTGTGTTTAATCTTTTCTCTATATCTGCTTTCTCTTTCTCAAACTCATCTCTAACTTCATTTAACTTGTTCATATCAACAGTAAAACCATTCTGATATATTCTAGCTAGTGTAACTGAAACACGATTAGTAAGAGATACTGTGTTCATTAAGCCACCATACTCTTCTGTGTTTAGTTTCTTGTATAACGTATCAGCTAGTTCTTGTGTAGCCTTTAAGTCAGCAGATAAATAGTCAGATAACTCTTGCTTAGGTATCTCATCAATAGGTGTTTTATTCTTGAAGTATTCTTTCATAGTGTCTTGCTTCTTAGTCTCTAAGTCATACCTGTTAGCACATGCTTCAAGAGACAATGGTTGTTTATTACCTCTCTGTAGCACATACTCAACAAGCATAGTGTCAAAGACAGGACCATCATACTTCAGACCACATTCCCATAGCCATAATAAATCATGTACAATGTTATGACCTATGAGTATTGTAGCTTGGTCTAATAATTCTTGAACACCATCAAAGTTATCTCTGAATAGATACTCCTCTCCTTTATCTGTAAGACAGCCTACCATAACCAATCTGTTATCAGATTCAAATGGGTCAAGATGTAGCTTACCATCTCTATGTGTAACTGTATTCTCTACATCAAGTGTTAGCTTCATTGTCATTTTCCTTAAAAACATACTTATTCAAAAAGGTATTTAAATCGTACTTCTTACTTTCGTATTCTGTTCTAAATATATCTGACCAATACCAATCCATTAAGTCAACCTCATATTTTTCATTAACTTTTACAATGCCAAAATTAGGATGTCCATGTATCTCAACATGAAGACCTAGCTTTATTAAGTCTCTTAATTTTGTTAGTCTGACTACCTTTCTTAAATTTTTATTATCATACCATTCTCTATAATAAGGAACTTCCTCATTAATCTTGGCTTCTTCTTTATAATAGTCTATATCTTCTTGTATTTCAGGTAACATGTCTTTAGTGTACGCATACCTATATCCTTGTACTATAGTTATATAGCTACAACCCTCTTCAATAAGTTCGTTTGTATGTTTCCTAACTCTTTCTCTATATACAGGGCTACTTCTCATTTAATCTCTCCTTATGCTTAGTTAAATATATAACAGCTTTCTTTAGTCTTGTCAAGCTATCTGAGAATCCACCTAACCCAACATTGCAATGATGACATAACCATCCTCTAAATGAAAGTGAATCATGGCAATGGTCTAGTACCCAATTCTGTAATCTAGGTTGACCATACTTACCTATTTCTTTTATATCCCTTTCACATATAGGACAGCAATAATTCTCATCAGGATATGGGTTAGTCTTCCTTAGTTGTTTAACTAGATTGGATTGATTCCTCATGCAAGTTCTGCAAGTTCTCTTTATCTCTGTTTGCTTATTATCCTCGCCTGAACTAGCATACTTCATAGCATTGAATTGGTCTATTGGTTGTTCTATATCACACTTGATGCAGACTAGACTATCCCTATGTTCAGTCACAGGCTTTTCATATCCAAACAAATCCTTCTGCATTACTGATACCTAGCAGTTACATAATCCAATTCACAATGTTCAACACCATGCCATCCTGATAATTTATTCTTGACAATATTTAAATGTCTAGCAGGACTTTCTTCTTCTCCTTTGTCAGGATTTTTGACTGTATCTTTAGCTATAAGAATCATTAAATCAGCTTCTGCAGCCTTACCTGTTCTACTACCTTCCATCATAGCTTGATTCAAGTAAACCTTACCTTCAGCTTCAGCAGACAGTTGAGACATATAAAAGATTGCACACTCATGTTGTTTAGCTATTTGTCTAGCATGTATAGCATTAGCTTTAAGTGCTTCATCTGTTCTCGCAAAGCCACCTGTCCTAGCAAACTTATCTCCCATGTCTAGTACAACTACATCAGGTTTGTATGCTTTACATATGCTCTCTACCCATGCCATGTCACGATTAGATGCATCTTTAATATGTATATTCTTCTTGACAGGCTCATACAATTCTCTTGCTTTACTTGGGTCTTTCCTTATCTGATGCATTGTCATACCTGTAGCTGATGTTAAGTATCTAGCACCAACTCTGTGTGCAGATTCCTCGTTACAAAGTATGATACACTTAGCACCTTGATGAGCAAAGCCATTAGGACTAGCAATTAAACTAGCATGAAAAGATGTTTTACCTGTATTAGGTCTAGCACCTACTTCAATCAAATGTCCTGCATTGACACCCTCAACCTTTCTAGTTAGACAAGGTATATTGAATGTCCATCTAGCTTCTAGGTCATTTCTTTCTAGCAATGTCTCAATGCTTATATCATCCCATTCTACTTTTAGATTGGGAGTAAAATCATCAGCATATAACTCAAGAACATTTCTAAGAGGTTCAAGAGTGGATTTAGAACCATTAACATAGTCAAAGCCGAGATTAGCAATGTCTTCGCCAACAACCTGCTGAAACAATTTAGATAACACTTCTTGTGCGACATCTGTTCCAAGTGGCAACTCCTTCTTTACTTGTTTAAACAAACTAGAGTATGCTTGTTTCTGTGCAGTAGTCATTGATGGGTTATTCGCCATGAACAAGGCTTCAATCTCATCAGGTGTTACTGACCTGTCATACCTATCCATAGCTTTATCTATGGCACTCTTAATCTTTCTTACATCTTTACTGAATAGTCTATCAGGACATTTAGCACCTCTATGCTCTTGATAAAATTCTTTGTCCATTAAACTTCTTATTAGTGATAATTCCATGTTGGTTACTCCTTTGGGGTTAGTTTAGTTAAATTATCAAAGTCTTCTTTTCTCCTGTACTTTAAATCGTCTGTGACTCGTAGCACTTTTACATCATTCACATAACCTCTCAGTTCTTTTGCGAATGCGAGTGTCTTGGGTACTGCATCAGGGTCTAGTGCTATTATAGCAGTTGAGAATTGTGAAAGGTATCTCTTGTGTGATTCAGCTAATGACGTACCCAACACTGCTACCCCTGCATATACTTCACTGCCTACTGCGATAGCACTAACACAATCCTCAACAACTACTGCCACATTACCATGTCCATGAACGAAAGGCAAGTTATTTTTTCCATACCTTTTCCATTTAGGTAATCGTTTACCTAGTGACCTACCTGTTGCATCAACCATTTTATCATTGTGTATGACAGGAAACACTACTCTATCTTCCTTTACATCATAGAATACTTCAATGTTATTAATATCAATATTCCATTTGTTACACCATGCTAAAACATTTGGTCTGTTATTGTGTTGTACAACATAATCAGGTAAAGTGAAATCACTTATACCATCATCAATTACACTAGGGTCTATGGCATCTCTTATATCATCCACAGATAAGTGAATGCGTGCTGAACCTGATATAGTACAAGATACTTTATAACAATTCCATAGTAACTGACCCATATTATTGGTAGCACTAAAAGTTTTATATCCATTACAGTTAGGGCAGTTCATTCGTTTACTCTCCCCTACACTTAACTGTAAATCACTTACATAATTATATATATTCATTTATAATATACCACTTATATGTTATATAGTTCTTTGTTCGGCACGTTATCTGTGCTTATATCATACTTTTTTCGTGCTGTCAACAAAAAATTAATGGCTTCATTTAAATTATCTACACTATCTTTAAATAAACCTAATCCATGATTGCATTTTGAACACAACAATCCTCTAACCTTTCCTGTTGTATGACAATGGTCAACATTTGCTGTTACATTATCAAATGAGGTTTTACAGATAGCACATTTATTATCTTGTTGGTTTTTAAGACCATGATAATCCTCTAGTGTAATACCAAAACGATGTTTTAACTGTCTGTTCTTTTCAAGGTCAGGTCTCATTTTACGATATCGTTTAAGGTATTCATTTCTTTTGGTCTTATTTTTATTTAACCATTGTAGATTCCTGTGCCTAGTGCAAATCTTACAAGCTGAAGTACGTTTATTTAATGACCTCTTCTCCTCATAAAACTCTGATAACAGCTTCTCTTGTTTGCATTGGGTACATATTTTAGTTTCACACATTAGCTATTCCCTTCATATTACTTTGTCTCATTGTCAATGCATTTTTTGCAGAATCAAAAGTATTTTTCATATAAGGTTTCACAGACTGTGGATTAGCATGACCTGTAACTGACATTATTTGACCCATACTTACTCCTGCTTCCACCATTTCTGTTGTACCTGTCCGTCTTAAATCAGCTATTCTTAGCTCATCAGGTAGTCCACAGAGCTTCATTGCCCTTCTAGCTACTATTGATAGCCTAGTCAATGTATAGGGCTTGTAAAAGCCTCTCAGGGCTTTAGGATAGGGTGCTACATATTC